TAATTCTCGGTCTGTATTCATTGCGGCATTAATCTCCGCACTTTGAATTTGTACACCATATTTCAATTCTAGCTCATATCTACGCAAAATACCATCTTGTTCAACACGATCTCTTTCACGATCATCAGACATAATCATTTTTTGTCGCTCTAAATCCAATTCTGCGGCTTTCTTTTGAATATCCGCTTGAATAGATTGCACCTGTACTTGAGCCAGCATTTCTTCTGGAGTGGGCTTTGGCTCTGGAGGTGGTGGCAATTGGAAATCAACAGGTAATTGATTAAAGTAATTCTGAGAATCTTTAATACCCGCCAACTGCAATAACTTAGTTAATGTATTTGTATACTGTGGCACAGAAACAACAGGATTATTAACACCAGTTTCTTTAATCAGCATTTCTTGACGCATAGCCACTTGATTGAGAATATTAATTCTGTCTTCAATAGTGCCATCACCAACGCCCACATTAACGATTACATCCATATTGGCATCCCAAGAACGGGGGTCAATAGGCACGAATGTATTACGCAAACGAATCATTCTCTCTTTATCTTGATTCTCAATAACCAACTTCAAGATTCCAGTAAATAGCTTACGCAAACCAGTTTCCGCAAAGATACGGGCAATCATCTCAATGTGCTGATGGGCGGCATTGACAGTTGCTGATACTGCGGCTTTGGTAGTGCTTTGCAATGCGTCTGCATCTAAGCCTGATGCGGCCTTAGAAATGCCTGTACGGGTCTGTTTAATGTCATCCAAGTAGTCAAGCATTGGGAATGCGGCTTGACCCACAAATGGAGTTGTAAAGGGCTGAACCATTCCTGGTGCTCTCATGCGAATAACCGCACCAACTTCAGTATTTAGGACATCTTCCATGTTGGCCTGTCCCTCAACAATCGCTGTGCGAGGGTGAATAGACTGAGCCAAAGAGTCCAAAATGCCACGCTGAACATTAGACTTAATACGCTGAATATCCATGACCACATCAGCAGGACACATACCAAAAAAGGTATGGGGTTCTGGGTCTGGGCAGAAGTCAGCAAACTGTCTGTCAGAAACTATTTCATTGCGAATAACTTTGTTGCTTGCACCAATAGTGCAAATCCTACGCATCTCACCGATGCCATCTCCATCAAAGTCAACTTTTAAATAGCCCTCAATGTATAAAACATTTTTGCTTGATGGGTCGCCATTGTTAGCAGTACTGATAACAGCGAAAGGGTTACGAGCTTGATACTCTTGATTGTCATCGAAATCATTTCCATTTCCAGCGGCTTCAACCATTTCATCATAGTCATAGCCCATAGCCACTAGATCGGAAACAGTCTTCATAGTCCTGTGGCCTACAAAAGTAGCCTCATCAATGGACTTTGCTCTGCGGTCAATCAGGAACTCTTCTGGGGGTAAAGCTTCAATCTTGACTTTGCCTGTCTTGATTCTGCGCTTGATCTCCACATCGTACATCATGGGTGGTGGAGTCATAATGCCTTGTGCAAGGTTTTGCTCTGCCATGCCAGGTATTGGGTATTCACGCACCGCAGAAATCTCAATTTCTGGGTCTTGCGTTAAGAACATCATTGTCTGTTCATCAAGCATAGAGAATGATTCTGCTTTAACTTCAACAGACTCATCCCACCAGTATTTAACAATACCGCATTTGCGTACCAAAGCATCTTTAAATGCTGAGTGCAAAATCTTAAAGCCTTGGTTATCACGCTTAAAGATAAAGTCTACATAGTCTGTGGCTTGTTCGGCAGCTTGGACATCCTCTGGACCATTGGGTGCAAACTCAACAACTTTCTCTGGGCCAAAGAAAATACGCATCAGGCTTGGCAGAATACCTTGAACAGTATCACGCACATCCATTGATACTACTTGTGAACGGCCTTCTTCTTCATCACCAAATGGTTGACCATAGTAGTATTCAGTTGCTAATGCACGATTACCGCCAATGTCGTCATCAATGAAAGATATAGCATCATTGATTTCAGATGAAATAACGCCTTGAAGTTCCTCTTCTGACATTACCTCATTGCCTTCCATCTGACCTTGCAGAGTTTCAGCCATCAACATTGGGTTTTCGGTATTCATTTTTATTCCTTATCGTGCGCCAATATAGGGAAGTATTCCCTGTGAAGCAGTCCCATAACCTTGAAGTAGAGATGGGATGCCACCAACATAATTACTACCCATACCGCCACCCATACGAAATTGTTGGGGAGCCATCATTTCTTCTTCTTTTGTTTTTGGATTGAATGCGTATTGATAAGCACTAGACAACATATCGCCAGTAGTAGCATTTGGGTTTGTGAATGTGTTGTAAGCTTGCATTGTTGGAGCCATTGCTTGGTTGCCAAGGCTACCCATAGTGCTTCCTAAACTTTCCATAGTAGTAGGAGGAGCCATACCACCACCAGCAACTGCTTCAGACATTACGTCTGCTGCACCTGCCCCACCAGTTGCAAGTGACTCTAAAAAAGACGCAATTAAGGCTTCCATTTAATCTTCCTCATCTTCCATGTCGTATTCAGTTTTAGCCATCATCAACATATTCTGCTGATTCTTGGTCATCTTCTTGGTAATAGGGCCACCCGATAGCCATGCTGAACAGGTACGCTCACCTGCACATTTAAAGTCAAATAGTTCACAGTAGCCGAGATTAGCCGCACCTTGGACATCTTTGGCATAGCCATCAGTCTCTTCATCTATACCTTTTAGGATGCAGTCCAACATCTCTGGTGTCTGGATAAAGGCAGCGCAATTACCACAGCGCATCTCTTGCACTTCATCAATAGATACTGACCACATATCAGCAAGGTTCTGCCAGTACTCTTCGTTCTCTTCTTCTGGGTTGGCAGGACCATAGTCAACATTCTTTATCGCCCAATTACGATTCTTTAGGTTGACCTTGATGTCATAAGTAGCGATAGGGCAATTCATATTTACCACTTTACTTTATTAGCCCAGAACGCTGCACTCATTTTGCCTTTGGCAATATTCTGAGCATGACGGGCTTTAAATGCTTCGTTTCTTTTAGATCCATCAGGACTACCAGAAACACCTTGTTGACCAAAGCGAATTAATTTCACTTCATCACCAGACTTAGCCAATACTGCATGGCTTTTCTTTGGGTGGTTAGGAGTCTTCTTTGGTTTGTTATAACCAGAGAACTCTTCTGAACCACGCTTAATCATTTCTTTTTAGCAGTCTTAGCCGCTTGCTTAAAGTCTTTAGCAGTAGGCGCACCTTTAGTGCCAGGCTTTCGCATCTTTTCTTTAGAGCCAGCTTTAATTCGTTCTTGTTTGGCATTGATATTGGCATAGAGTCCAGCTTTCATTTCTTGCTCCGATTAGTAGCAGTTCTACTCCCACGCTTGGGCATAGAACGAGCCTCGCTCATAGCGATAGCAACAGCTTGGTCACGGGATTTAACCTTCTGACCAGAGGAAGACTTGAGCTTGCCACGCTTGTATTCGCCCATTACCTTGCCAATCTTGTTGGCGGCTTCATCCATTTTCATAGGAATCTCCTAACATAGGTTGCGTGATATTACCATATTTAAAAAAAAGAGCCACTTGTTTAAGGTGGCTCAAAATGGCAACGGCAATCAGACCAGACCTCGAATTAACCTTTTTATCGGTTTACCCCAAGAAAGATTAGACCCCCAAGAGATGGTGGCGGCATCCGAGGCAAATGTCAAGACAAAAGCATCAGCCATGTCAGGAGACTTTAATCCCCGTCTTCTAATATCATCTTTGGACTCAATCTTAATCTTCCCGTTGGAGGTAAAGGTGTACCTAACTGTCGCCAGTTCAGCAATAAAATCCTCATTATTGGGTATCTTGCAGTCACGTTTCTCTAGCCAAGCCTTGGTTTTATGCCAAAGTTCAGCCCTTAGATTCAAATAAGTGCCACCCATAGCAGGGCTTTCTGACACATTAATCCCCCTAGCGGGAAGTTTTAATTCTCTGAGTCGGTCAACAACACCTGCTCCGAGGCCAATAGAGTCAACCAGAATCTCTGTAGGACGGGTCTTATGGTCACAGGCTTCGTACTGGGCCACCACCGCACCTGTTAATTGCATCAGGTCTAGGTTTCTCCACCTCTCTAGTGTATGAACCACATTGGATTGACGCTTACACAGAACTGACGAGTCAGAGCCGAACCGAGCAACGTCAAGTCCCCAGACAATCGGAGCATCTTCGTAAGCTCTTGTATCCCTGTGTTTGGCAGACTCAAGTAACTCCATAGGAATAATCGTGTCATCATCGCTCCTTGGGAACTCACCTAGAACTCGGATTCGGTAGGCATTACTTTCCTCGCCATAGCGGGATTTCATGTCTTCTACATACTCTTTACTCACCCTAGTAGAGTCCAGACAGGATACCCGTCTAGTCCACCACTCATCTTTTAATCGATTATGCGTGTCAAAGAAGAAGCCAGAAGATCTAACTGGATTGCCTAACAGAATGGTCAAAGCATTATGGCCTGACATAGAACCTGCGGCAGCCTCGAATACTGCCTCTGGAACACCAGAAGCCTCATCTGCAACCAACATTACGTTGTCCGAGTGTACGCCCTGTAAGGCTTCGGGTTGTTCAGCTCTAGAAGTCCTAGCCGAGATAAACGCCTCGGTAGCGGAAGCCTTTAGCTCGATCCTCTCTTGTTTGACATCAAGTAAGGCTTGGATAGGTTCGGGTAGTTCTTTGACCCATCTCTTTAGTTCGGCAAATAAGGCATCATAAAGTTGGGCAGAAGTTGGAGCCGTGACCACGACTTTGACGGGATACCGAGTCAACAAGAACCAGAGCATTGCCCAAGAAGCGGTAGTAGACTTTCCAACCCCGTGACCAGAACGAATAGAGATCTTTCGCTCACCAGAGGCTACGGCATTTAGAAAGTCTTGCTGCCACTCATCAGGCTCTACTCCAAGAACCTCTTTAACGAACAGAACAGGGTCATTCCTGTATAGGGTAATGAACTGGATAAATGGGTTATTAGCCATTGTTTTCCAAGGTTACGACTTCAGCCTTACCCATGTGCTTTAGGGCTTGGAGGTGTAGATCACCCAAAGAGATATTGACTTGGGTTTTAGCGGTATCTCCATAGTTCTCAGGGTCTAGCTTGGAGGCCATCCACTTACGGGTATCCACCTGCAACCTGGCTTTGTTCACTCCGCTATTAGAAGTCTCATCTGCTTGGTCAGCAATATCTAGAGCCTCTTCTGCCAGTTTCTCAGCCTTTAGCTTTCTCGCTTTTAGTACCGCATCTCTTCGCTCATCAGTATGGTTTATCCAGAAAGAGAGCATGGGTCTGGAACACTCAATGAACTCAGCCAACCGCCCTATGGTCATTCCCTGACTTATATGTGCGGTAACGAACTCTATCCCCCCAAGCTCTTCTATCTTCTTTTCTAACGCTCTTCTCATTGGAAAGCCAGCCATATATTCTCCTTAATCAGCCGTATGTGGAACTATTGAATCATTATTACTCTTAAAGACAGGTATGCCATCAGGGAATAAAACACTTATAGCCCGAGCATTTTCTATCTTCTCTTTAATCGGCATCCCATAGAAATGAACAATATATTCCCCAATCTGCCAGTTCTTCATACTCTGGTTCATTACTTGGGCTTCTACCAATCTAACAGTATCTCGAATATCTTTATCCTCAACAATCAGATTCCATAAATGCTGCTGTTGTCTCCAGACATATTGCTTCCAAATATCATGGTCAGCAATCATTCTGTCTATATACGCTAATGTCTTTGGAGTATTCACATAAATCATCACATCATTATTAACAGGCCACCACCCACCCTTTTCTCTGGCAACTACTACATTGTCTCCAGGTCTAAGAATATCCTCAATCCTGATAGACCAATTCGTGAACATCACATCAGCCCCCACAAACATCAGAACATCCACACTCTGTATAGCCTCCCTCAAGCCCAACATATCCTCCATGACCACTTCATTGTGTCTGGCATAGTCAAATACATAAGACTCCCAATCGTACCCATTCCTCTTGGCATACCCTATCTGGTTTACCAAGGTTATCTCAGATAACTCTTCTATCTTCGGAGATGTGTTCGTTCTGATCTTGATTCTCATTTCGTGTCCACAAATTCAAAACTGAACTATAACAAAAAATTTTTTGGGAATGGGGTTTATTTTTGGCGGGGAGTAGGGGGGTATCTATAGATTGATGTGTATGCCGATATGTGTTTATGTCCCCTGCCACAGCACCCCCTCACTTTCATCGATGGGGGGGGTAAACCCTTACTGGTAAACCCTACCCTTACGTACTAACCCTTAAGGGTAAACCCCTAGGTAGAAACCCTGGTTAGGGTAAACCCTACTGTATGTCGGTCCAGTACTGTATGCCCATCCAGCTCCTGGGGTAAACCCTTGGTCCTGAGGTTATGCATTTTTTGCATAGTTTGTCTCATGGGCGCAATAGATTGTCGATTGTCGGTGTTCGTAGGGTTCTTAAATGTTCTTAAGGTTTAGGCTATCAATAACCCAGCGCTTACCCGTTCCCCTTATATCCCCTATGCTTTACCCTTATCTATCCCTTATGACAATTGAAGCCCTTGTGCTGGGTTCCCCCTTCTTTTCTTTTCTTAATTGTAGCTACAAAATCAAAGCATATTAGGGTTATCCCTTAAGGGTTTAAAGATCCTAAACCTAGGGTTTGTACTGATAGTTTTGCTGTAATTAA